GAATATTTAGAGAATCTTTTAGAAATAGCACAAAGAGACAAACCTAGCTTAATACAAAGATTGTTTGGTACAAAAGAAGAAGCTGCAAAGCAAGGTGTTCCGTTAGAAGAAATGAAAGGTATCGAGATGACAGGTACTGGTGAGCTTCCTGAAGTTACTGTAACTGAACTCCCAGGACTGGATGGCAAACCTTATAGCCCTGATGTAAAAGCAGATGAAGCAATGTCAACTCAAGAAATAGAAGACATGGCTAATAAAGCTATTGACACTTCTACACAGCCATATGTATCACAACCATTCACACCAGTAACAGGTGCTGATAACGAACCTAACGCTCCTTATGGAGGCGCTATGGAGACAATACTAAACGATGGACGTAGCCCAATAGGTAGCGCTGCTGACACTACTAGGAGAGTTTCTAGTGTACCTCAAGCTAGCAGAGATGCTGCAAGCAGAGCATTAGTAGGTTATGATGACAGAACTAAGAAAAAAATTGATGATGCTAGAAGAAATCTTGCTACAAATGATGAGCTTAAAGCTATGCAAGATGCAGCAGACAGAACTAAGCAAACACTGAAGAATCTAGAAAGAGGTGTAGTAACAGGGTTTGCTAAAGGCGGTGATACTAAAAAGAGAAAGACTAGAAAGAAGAAATCCAAATAACCATAAGGCTACCCAGCGTAAGCTGGCCCCAACATAAGGAGAAAATAAATGTCGGAAACATTAGCCACACCTGTTGAAATAGATAAAGTTCTAATAGATTCAGGTTCACACAAGCGTAACGATGCTCGCATAAAAAAAGATGAAGAAGAACTAGAACAGCTAAAAAAGTTGGCTAGAGGTGAAGTAGATGAACCTAAAGAAGAACAAGCCGAAGAACAGGAACCCGATGGCAAAACAGTTAATATCGAAACAGTTCAGGCAGAGAGTGATACCGAACAAAAAGAAGAACCAAAAGCAGAAGCACAAGAAGATGATGAGCTAAGTGCTGAAGAAAAGAACTTCAAAAAAAGATACGGTGATCTTCGTAGACATACACAAAAGAAAGAAGAAGAGTTTGCTGCTAAGATAGAAGCCTTAGAAGCACAACTAAACAAAGCTGCAAAGCAAGAGCTTGTACTACCAAAGACTGATGAAGAGTTAGAAGCTTGGTCAAAGGAATACCCTGACGTTGCTGCTATTATAGAAACTATAGCTGATAAGAAGTCTAAGTCTACAGCTAAAGATCTAGAAGCTCGTATGGCTGAGTTCGAAGAGTTACGTCTTACAGCTAAACGTGAGAAAGCAGAAGCTGAGTTAGCAGGTATGCACCCTGACTTTGTACAGATACGTGAAGACGATAAATTTCATAACTGGGCTAAAGAGCAGCCTAAGTGGGTACAGGATGCTCTATACGAGAATCAAGAAGATGCTAAGTCTGTAGCACGTGTTATTGATTTGTATAAAGTTGATACAGGTATTAGTAACAAAGTTAAGAAAGACAATACAGCAGAGAGAGCAGCAGCATCTTCAGTCAAGACTAAAGGAGCCAAACCAGAAGCTGATGATACAAGCAAGTACTTGTCAGAGTCTGTAGTTGCTAAGATGTCTATAAAAGAATACGAGAAGCGTCAGGACGAAATAATGGAAGCCCAGCGCTCTGGTAAATTTATCTATGATATGACTAGAAACTAGTTGACAAACAGAATATTGTAGATAAAACTATAGCATATACACAGCATTAGTGTGTATGTTTAATACACTAGCCACACTAAAGACTTACCTCAGAGTATAGGCCCAGCGCAGACAGGGAGGCCACCCTAGAAGCATAGCTGACTACCCTAATACGAAGAGCCTCTTCATGGTGGATATGTAGTGTCAATTTTCACGCCATATCTATAAGGAGAAACACTATGGCTATTACTTCCGCAAGCGGTGGATTTTCCACACGTGCAGGGTTGGACTCAGGTAACTGGTCTCCAATCATTTACTCAAAACAGGCACAGATTGCTTTACGTAAAGCAGCAGTTGCCAACGCAATCACAAACAACTCCTATTTTGGAGAGATTGCAAACCAGGGTGATGTGGTACGCATCCAAAAAGAGCCTGATGTAACAGTCAACGCTCTTGAGCGTCACACAGCTATCTCTGTAGAGAAGTTAGCAGACGAAGACTTCTCACTCACCATTGACAAAGCTAACTACTTTGCTTTTAAAATGGATGACATCGAAGATCAATTTGCAAACGTTGATTATGTCAGCATGGCTGCAAACAGAGCAGCTTATAAAATGGCAGACGCAATGGATGCAGATTTGCTTTCATACATGTCAGGTTACTCATCAGCAGGTGCATTAACAACTGCAAGTTCAGGTGATGCACAGCATGGTTTGTCAGACGCAACAGTAAGTGGTGAACATTTTGTTGCTAACCATTTAGACGCTACTGATTTCGGTCAGTTAGGTAGTGCAGACTCAGCATCAACAGCTTACGCTACTGGTGACTCAGTTCCACTAGCATCACGTCTACCTGGCGCTACAACACTTTCATCAGACGTTGTATCACCATTAACAGTCATAGCTCGTATGGCTCGTGTAATGGACGTAGCAAACGTTGAGTCACGTGGACGTTGGTTGGTTGTCGATCCAGTATTTATTGAAATGCTAAAAGACGAAGACTCACGTTTGTTGAATGCAGACTTCGGTGGTTCTGGTCTACAGAACGGACTATTAGTTAACAACCTACATGGCTTCAGAATCTATGTATCTAACAACTTACCTTCAAAAGGTAATGGTGCTGGACACACTGGTTCATTAGCTCAAGGTGATCACTACGGTGTCATCATTGGTGGTCAAGAAGAAGCAGTAGCTTCTGCTGAACAGATCAACAAGGTTGAGAACTACAGAGATCCTGACTCATTCGCAGATATTGTACGTGGTATGCACCTATATGGACGTAAAGTTCTACGCCCAGAAGCATTGGTGTCTTGCATCTACAACGCTGCTTAATTAAGTTAAACTTAGAGGCTGGCCTAGTGCTGGCCTCTTTGTACATTTAAAACAATAAGGACATTCTCAAATGGCAATTACAACGGCAATGTGCAACAGCTTCAAGCAAGAGCTACTTGGGGGTGTGCATGATTTAGATACAGATAGTTTAAAGATAGCTCTCATCAAAGGTTCGCATACAGGTACATATGGCGCATCTACAACAAACTATTCTAATGTAACAAGTAACTCTGATGAAGCATCTGGTGCTGGCTACTCAGCAGGTGGTCAGGTACTAGATTCAGCTACAATAACATTATCTGGAAGTACTGCGTTTGTTGATTTCGCAGATGAAGTATTTACTAACGCAACAGTATCAGCAGATGGTTGTATTATATATAACTCATCACAAGCAAACAGAGCTATAGCAGTGTTTAACTTTGGTTCAACTGTTACCTCAACAAATGGTGACTTTACTATTGTGTTTCCAACAGCAGATGCAAACAACGCTGTTATCCGCATAGCATAGGTATATTCTAATGGTAGTCCTCGCAGATAGAGTAAAGGTCTATACGTCCAGTACAGGTACAGGTAGTATAGTTTTAGGTTCGGCTGTTCAAGGCTACCAAACATTTTATGCTGCAGGTGTTGCAGATGGTGACACTGTAAGATATGTTATAGAGGACAACAATAATAGTGACTGGGAGATTGGTACAGGTGTATACACACACTCTGGTACACAACTTTCTCGTACTTTAAGTTCTAGCTCTACTGGTTCCTTACTAAATCTTAGTGGCAATAACACATTAGTATTTATAAGCCCTAGTTCATCAGATTTAATCCTATCTTCCAATGCTTTTACAGTAAATGAATTTACAGCAGTTGCAGGACAAACTACCTTTGGTGTCAATTACTTAGTAGGTACTATTGAAGTATTTCTTAACGGTGTAAAACTTTTACAGGGAGATTATACTGCAACTAATGGTACAGATGTAGTACTAAACGATGCTGCTGCTGCAGGTGATAAAATAGAAGTTGTTGAGTATGGTATAGGCAATACTAATCTAAGTACTTTTGTTAACACCTTTACATTACCAGGATCTGATGGTACAAATGGTCAAGCACTTATAACAAATGGTAGTGGAACGTTAAGCTTTGGTGATGTGTCTAGTGGTAGTGGCGGTGGTGGTGCTACTGGTGGTGGTACTGATGAAGTATTTCATGAGAACCAAACTACTGTTACAACGAGCTATACTCTATCAACAAATAGAAACGCTGTGTCTGTTGGACCTATTACTATAGGTACTGGTGCGACAGTTACAGTTCCTACAAATGCTAGATGGGTAGTATTGTAATGACAGAGATTAAAGTAGACAACATAGTAAATGTAGCTGGAACAGGTAAACCTAACTTTCCTGTAGCCCCTACACACTCTACAGGTTCTGCACTAAGTACACTAAACACATATCAGTATGACACAACTACTAGAGTAGTTACTGTTGTGGATGACAATGGCACAGATAAGTTTGCCATAGATGGTGTAACTGCTCCAACGATAACACTATTCAGAGGTGTAACATATACGTTTGATGTTAGTGACTCTTCAGTATCTACACATCCTTTAGCTTTCAAGAATGCTGGTACATCCTACACCACAGGAATTACATCTTCAGGCACTGCTGGTACGGCTGGTGCAACTGTTACTTTTGCTGTAGCTGCTGATGCACCTTTAACAGGATTAACATACTATTGTACCACACATGGTGACGGTATGGGTTCCAGCGTTACAACGTCTGACCCTAATAATGGTGCTATGTTGTGGGATGGTGCTGTTAAGTTTTATGTAGACAGTGAGTTCAAAAATATAGGTACTAGCTCTGGTGGGGGCGATAGCAGTAATTGGAGTGTGGACTTATCTAATGTATCTTATGACAATAAGAGTTTTAGCGTAGCAACCATCGGAAGTCAAAATACTTCTTCTTGGGAGGTAGATTTTAATACTGATGGTACTAAAATGTATGTATTAGACAGTAATTCAGATAGTATGTATCAGCTTAGTCTATCAACAGCATGGGATATAACTACTGCTTCTTATGATAATGTTAGCTATAGCGCAGGAAGTCAAGGAAATGTACGTGGTTCAACTTTTAGTGCTGATGGTACTAAATTGTTTATAATAGAAAGCACAGGTGCTGCTGAAGTACATCAATACAGTTTATCAACAGCTTGGGATTTAAGTACTGTATCCTATGATAACATTAGTCTTGATCCATTAGATGATGTTTCTAGCATTGGCACTTACTTCTACTCGGTAGCGTTTAGTACTGACGGAACTAAAATGTTTGCGGCAGGTTCAAATATTTCAGGTACATCATCACTTATTATTTCATACAGTTTATCTACTGGTTATGATTTAAGTACTGCATCTTATGATAATATATCGTTTAATCATAGCAGTCAGACTCCTGATCTTAAAAGAATAGTATTTAATAGTGATGGTACGCAATTTTTTAAGGCTTCTGGATCGCAACAGAAAATATATCAATACAGTATGACTACTGCTTATGATCTAAGTACAGCATCTTACGATAATAAGACTTTCAGTACAGCAAGTCAAGAAACAGGACTCAATAATAGTATGAAATTTAGTACTGATGGTACTAAAATGTATACATTAGGGCCTGGCACTGATACGGTATATCAGTACAGCACAGAGAGTGGCTCTGGTGGTGGTAGCACTTATTCTAATAGTGGTGATAGAGGTGTATTCTTTGGAGGAACTTCTACTGCTGTTGTTAATGTAATAGAGTATGTAGATATTACAACCCCAGGTAATGCTCAAGATTTTGGAGATTTAACAGAGACAACAAGAAGAGTTGCTGGTTGTTCTAACGGAACTCGTGGATTAAGGATGGGTAATGTTACCTCACCTGGTACTACAATAGATTATGTAACAATTTCAACAACAGGTAATGCTCAAGATTTTGGAGACTTAACATTAGGAAGATATTACTGTGGGTCATTTTCTGATGGAACTTATGGCTTTACTGTAGGTGGTACAGCAGGAAGCACTACTTGGGATGATACAATAGATTACGTTACAATATCAACTACAGGTAACGCTACTGATTTTGGTAATACCACTGTAGGTTGTACTTATGTCTCTGGTTTGGCAGATGATACTAGAGGTGTATATCAGTTAGGGTCAACACAATCTGGTTTAACAGCTACAAATAATATTGAATATATAACTACTGCAACACCAGGAAATGGTACAGATTTTGGCGATTTAACTAATCCTACTTCTACAAAAGCAACTGGTGCAGATACTACTAGAGGAATCTTTGCTCAAGGCTACGAAGGTCAAGTATATACAGATGTCATTGAATACATAACAATACAAACTACAGGTAACGCTACTGATTTTGGAGATGCTACTATAGGATCAAATAGGCCAACAGGAACCGCCAACTCAACTAGGATGTTAATGGCTAGTGGTAATGGTCCTGCTCCAGATTATTTAAAATATGATACTATCGCATATATTACCATACAGACAACTGGTAACGCTACTGACTTTGGAGATTTAAGTGAAGGCAAGTTAGATATGGGTGCATTTTCAGGAGCAGCGTCATGACAAAATCAAAGAATAGACTATTAGGTGAACTTGCTAGATCTGATGACTTAGAAGACTTAGCCAACTTAGACATACCTGCTACTACTACTATTACATCTTACGCTTCTACAGTTCTTGATGATGCTACAGATAGTGATGCTAGGACTACGCTAGGTGTAGCTATAGGTACAGACGTACAAGCTCACTCTACTGTTCTAGATAATACTACAGCATCTTATACCACAGCAGAAGAGACTAAACTAGCTGGTATAGAGACTGGTGCTACTGCAGATCAGACAGATGCTGAGATTAAAACTGCTTATGAGAATAACGCAGACACCAACGCTTTTACTGATGCACTGCAAACAAAGCTTAACGGTATAGAAGCCAGCGCTACAGCAGATCAAACTGCAGCAGAGATAGAGGCTATAGTAAGTCATGACAATCTTTTAGGCTTTGTTGCTAACGAGCATATAGACTGGACTGCAGACCAAGGTGCTACTAATATACATATTAATAACCTTGAGACTTCTACAACTTCAGCTAACGGTTTGATGTCTAGTACTGATAAAACTAAACTAGATGGAATAGAAACAGGGGCAACAGCAGACCAGACTGCAGCAGAGATAAAGACTGCTTATGAAAGCAACAACGATACCAACGCATTTACTGATGCAGAACAAACTAAGTTAAGTGGTATTGAAGCAAGTGCTGATGTAACAGACGCTACTAACGTCCAAGCAGCAGGTGCTGTTATGGATAGTGAGCTAACAGATGAGACTGCAGTAAAGGCCATAGATCAAGGTTTAGCTACAACAGATAGCCCTACATTTGCTAATGCTACAACTACAGGAGAAGTTAATGTAGGAACACACATAGATTTAGCTGTACAAAATGCACATGCGTCATATCAAGAAGGCAGGATATGGTATGACAACATACATAAGACAGTTAACTTTTACAGTGACAATCAAAATGTTATACACGAAGTAGGTCTAGAAGAACATCAGCGTGTATATAACAGTACAGGCTCTACTATAGCAAAAGGTAAGCCTCTTTACTTTTCTGGTAACTACACAGCAGGATCTATTGATGTTCCTACTGTTGGATTAGCTGATGCTACAGATGTTAATGCATACAACGCTCAAGGTTTAGCTGCAGCAGACATACCTAACAATAGTTATGGTTACTGTATTATTGCAGGTCAACTAGATGGGTTAGACACTAGTGCGCTTACAGCAGGTACAAACTTCTTTGTAGGGCTTAGTCCAGGCGCTGTACAGAATGCTTCACCAACATACCCTAACTATCCTATGTGCCTTGGCTGGGTTGTTAACTCTGATGCTACTAATGGTGTGTTACTTGTTAATCAGCAGAACCATTCAGTTAATTCTTTCAGAGTACGTACTGATGCACACATAGGTGATGACCTTATTGTAGGTGGTAATCTTTCTGTACTTGGTACAACTACAACTACTAGTACATCAGACGTTACTGCAGGTGCGCCATTTTATCGTGCTAATGAGGGTGACTCTATTGGTGAATCTGGTACAACATTTACTGGTAGTGGGCTAGATGACGCTTTCTTCTCAGGACATTTTACAGGTACAACTTCTACAACTTACTATGTAAAGATTGACGGTACAGGCACACCAGATACATTCTCTGTAAGTACAGATAACTTTGCTACTACTATATCTACTGGTAATGCTATCACTGGTAGTGAGCAACTTATACACAGCGCAGATAATATATTTGTTAAGTTTGGT